CATATAATTATCACTGTCATTCTTATAAAACAATATCAAGAAAGATATTGCCATAATGATAAAGGCACTAATTCGTATAATCATTGTTTTAGATATGAAATTTGTTTTGTTCAATTTCAATCTCCATTACTGAAGTATATCGGATTTACATAACCACATAACATCAAAATGGCAAATCGTCCAAATTTTCATCCACTTGTGCGGTGGGTGCATTTACAGACGAAGAAGTGTTCTGAACCTCATAAGGCTTCATGTTACCTATATACGGAACAGCTTTTAGATCGTCCTCTGTCATACGTTCGCGAACTTCTTTGTCAAGCGACTGTCGTATGCTGTGCGTGTCACCATATTTACCGGGAGACTGGTTTTCCCAAGCAGTGGAGTCAATATACGCGCCTTTGGCTTTCAGGTTATCATCTGCCGATATGAAGATGTTATTGTCTTCAATAGGTATGAAAACACCTCTTTTTGTAGCTGTTGCACCTTTTACAGTTACAACGCAGGAGTTTTTAAATTTTAGTAAATTCAATTTTATGCTATAATTCATAACTTAGTATAAATTAAAGTTCTATCTTGTCAAAGTCAATGCTGTGTTCATTCATGAAGTCACCCAAGGCAATGATATTCTCACGAGTGGTGGTGACTTTGAAAGCTCTCGTTAACAGCTCAGGCTGTTGTACTTCGGGATGATTAATAAAAGGAGGCTGTTCGTTGGCTTTTTGTCCTGCCATGGCAAACGGATTGATCGGACGGGATTTGGCTTGTTCTATTTCAGCAGCTTTACGGGCTTCTTCAGCAGCCTTTCTTTCCCGCTCAGCCTTGATGCGCGCCTCTTCTGCTGCCTTGGCACGCTCACGCTGCTCCTTCAGACGGTTGGCATACTGAATGGTGGATGTGATGTTGAGCGTATCCATATAATAAGTACGAAGGACATCGAAATCCTCACCAAACCCCTTCAGCGTGGAAAGTTCGTTTTCGACTTTGGAGAATATGGAATCAATTTCGTTGCATACAGACTTCATGCTTGCGGATTTGTTGAGCCACTCAGACTTGAAAACCTTATTGAAGTCTACAAGGTTAACATTCAATCCATCAAAGTAAGTCTTGATAGTGGCTTTCTTCCTATCCTTGTATTGCTGTTCGTTTTGCTTGACTACCGTGTCAATCTTGGCAGAGCACTCGCCGATAAGTTTCACGGTTTCGGTTACAACGTCCTTGAACTCCCCGAAAGGTTTCATGAATTCTTTCTCAATTTCAAGACGTTTGGCATTGAGGGCTTTCGCCGCCTTGTTTAAAGCTGCCTTGTCTTTCTTTGCCTGATCGATATTCTCATCGTTATAATTGGAGATATCATACATTGGCAAAGCGGCTTTTACCATATCTCTGATTTGCTTTGCGTTGGTAGTAAGACTACCTAACGTCTTTTCACTCACGACCAGTTCTAGGTCGCTTTCTTGAATTGCTAATTGTGTGTTCATTGCTCTATATCGGCTATTTGGTTAATAATATCGTCTGCCATACGAATGCGTTTCTCCATTTCTGCAAAAAACTTTTCATCTGGTAGTATACGGACGATGTGAATAGGATCTTTTTGGAAAGGATTGTAAGCAACAAAATCCGTCCAGATTGCATTACAGCACATCATGTGAGCCATACACTGATAGAAGTATTCATACTTGACTTTGAGGAGCGAATCATTGTCATAAACTTCACTCTTATATTTCATAAATGTGTTCTGAGACGGACATTTTATCTCAATACATCCACGCTCCCCAGATTCTTCATCATAAAAGAACCCGTCAGGACTACTGGCAAAGTTGGGGATATTGGGGTGTTTACACGACCCCACTTCTACAATATGCCTTCCTGTTAACCTTGAATACAAATCACGTGCGCTTGCTTCCTGTTCTGTTCCGAATCTCATTGCTTTGCTCTCTACATTAACAGCAGACAAATACTCGGCAAATGCAATATCATCGTTTACAATCTCAGGATTCATAGCTCTTTCTGCCGCAACTTGGAAAATGTAATTCTTGGCAGTATCGCTGAACATGTCACTTCTGCCACTTTTCATAAGCAAGCCGATACTACTACCAGTAATGTTACCAAGGCGACATCTAAACCAGTCAAGTGACCTTTGTTCTGCATTTTCTATCATAACAACGTTTTTTGAATAGGTTTATCATTTGCTTTAGTTTGGGGCTGATTTACCGGCTGTTCTGCTTTTGGTTGTTCTTCAACTCCTGCGGCTTTTGCTGCGATTTCGGCAAGTTTATTAGCTTTTGCTGATTTATCAATAATTTCCTCATATTCTGCATCCTGAATATCTTCAACTTCTTCCTTGGTTAAGAATCCCATTGATATTTCAGGACAATAGGCGCGTTGCCAGAAAGCAGCCGCACGATAAGTAAGCATCAGATTTGGCATTGTAACCCATTTGCTCCCAGACTTTGTATACCACCCTTCTTTTATTGCCATTTCAATAGTTATCGGATCTGATTCAAGAACTTCTTTAGTAGAAAGTTCAGTGGCATAAGCAATACATTCAATATTATCCACATCAGTACCGTCAAACTCTTTTACAACGATTGTATTGCGTCTGTTTGTGGCATCCCACACTGTTTCATTGTATTTTACTTTACCAACCTTCCCCAGCGTTCTTTTCCGATATCTGAGTGAAGTATATCTGCCACTCATATTAATGGTAGCGATAAGGAACTTGCTTGACCATGACGGGTTTCCCTTGACAACGTAGAGATTCTGCATTATCATTAACGGATTAGCATTCATTCTCATTGCCATATCAAGCGCAATCACACAATTTCCTGTATTCCCTTTATAAGCTTCAGGAACAATTGTACTTTCAGTGTACATCTTAGCCATGCGCTGCATGACCTCAAACTGTTTCACGGTTTGTCCTACTGGTGTCATTGCAAACTCAGCCGCTTGTTTGGCCTGAATAATCTGTAATTCTGTAACTTGATTATTTTCTTCCATTGCTCTAATATTTAAAAGTTTAACAATATCTTGATAACCCCTGCGCTAAGCAAAGGCTGGTTCTTTCTTCTTCTAAGATTTTATCAGTATATCCTGACGAAAGCTTTGAAATGTGTAATTTTAAATTCTGATCAATCTGTCCTTTAACATCGGATATGTCTTCCTTGATAAGCTGAATAATTTCTTCCTTAGACGAATACCCGTATTCAGGAAGATATTCAAGTTTACATGATTCAACTTTTTTCAGTTCTTCTTCCAATTGATATAGTTCATCATACATTCTGTTCTCTTTTATAGGTTTCATAAACAATGCCTACAGCAGCCAACAATTCTTTCATTCTTGAATTTTTCTGTTCCACGGCATCATACATGGATGCTTTAAATTGAACTTCAACAGTATAATTGGCAAGTTCTTCGTGACTCATAGCCAACAGTTCTTCTTTTGTTTTCATTGCTCTTATGTGCATTTAGTTATACATATTTTACTTTTAGTATTACATCTACCGGATTATCCTTCATTGAAGAAAAAGCGTCAAGTACCTTTTCCTTAATAATCCTAATCGGAATGTCTATAATTCTTTCCTCTACAACTGAAACAGGAATCTTACTACCATTATATGTCAACAATGTAATTGATTGAATTACATACGGACGTTTTTTATTCATCTTCATGTTCTAATCTTTTACTGTGCTTCTCTATATATATTGAAGAACAAGAAAAAATAAAAAATGAAATCCAAAACCAAACATTATCAGGATTGGCAAGTAATATTACCATAATCAATGATAAAGCCCAAATAGTTAAAATTGGTGTTCTTTTCATAACTTATTGATTATCTTTTTATTATGATGTAAAACTACTTTATTTTTGACTTTTACCCAAAAATTATACTTTGAAAATACTTGTCATTAACATGATATAACAATTTGATAATCAGGATTTTAAAGAAGCGTACTTCACTACATCATAAGCATTACAATACCATCTTCCATTTTGACGATTGGCAGGTTTCTTTTCGGCTCGTATCGCCCCAGAACCAACCAAACGAAACAGACGAGATCTACCTCCAACTATATCAGCAGCCTCACGTTGACCAAAAGTCTTATCATTAAGGACTATCTTCAATACATCTTCATCAATCATATCTAATCTTTGAAAAGGTTATTCTTATGGGCATATTGGATAAATTCAGATTTCTCGTGAATATCCAACTTTAAATAAACTGATTTAATATGGTTTTTAACTGTATGAGGGGAAAGATAAAGCCTTTCTGCAATATCCTCATTATTAAAGCCTTCATATACCAACTGCATAACTCTCATTTCCGCATCTGATATACGGCAGTTGAATTGTGGACAGCAAATAACGCCCTCATATCTGCATTCACCACGCATAGGACATCTCACACGTTCAAAATTGAATCCACCTTTTTTATCTATATCCCTGCTAGTATTATCCAACTCTCCAAAATTGCACTTGCAAAATCTATTTACCATAAGAAATTGAAAGTATGGGATATTCTGCGAGCTTCTGCTATAACATTCCATTAATGCTTTATACGCTTCAGGATAACACTCCCTTATACGTTCGAGAATATCTTTCACAAGAACAGTTTCTTTATCTGTTATCGGTTTATTGCTTCCGTCAGGAAACATGCACCAAAGCTCATCTTCAAATATGTAAAACTCCAAGTCCTTCATCATTCCACACATTTTAGTCGGACCATAGATTTTCAGGAGATATCCCTGTTATTTCAGAAAGGGCAGCGATATGTTCTGGGTTATTAGGTTTCATTCCATATACAACCCAGTTTCTTACAGCAGTAAAAGACACTCCTGTCTTTTTTATCACCTCGTTGATAAACTCAGTTTTGGGATGAGTAGCATTGGGAAGATTTGAATAATAGTCCTTTAAGGTTATTTTATCACCTTCACAAAGCTTTTTGGTTGTTTTTAAATCATCTTTCATTATCTTTGTAGTGTTATATAATTAATAGCAATGCAAATATATCCATTTTGAGGATAAAATGAATGTTTTTATATTTAAATATCCTTAAAATGGATAATAAAAATCACTTGTATGGATAATGGAGAAGAAAACAGGCTGAAACAGTTCAGAATTCACATGAACATGACGCAACAGCAAATGGCTGATCTACTTAAGGTCGGTCAGAATACCTATTCAAGAATAGAGAATGGAGTTACAGCTTTCAAGGATGTATACAAAAAAATAATAGAGGATAAGTATCATCTCACAACAGGATGGTTATCTGGTGCTGATGTACCTATGTTTAAAAAATACGATGCGGTAGCTGGAATTATAGAAAAGGGTATTTCTGGAAGTAATAAAGAGAAGCTAAAAGAAAAGATTTTAGAAGAACTAATAGAACAAAAACTGGAAGGTAAAAGTGATTCCATTTCTATGAGCAGAGAAGTTTTTGAACAGATATCAAGACTTACTGAAACCGTGTTGTCTCAGCAAAAAACTATAGAATCAATGCAGGAACAGAATAAAAAATTTCTTGCCCAACAGGAAAATGTTGTCAGATGTGCTCATGTAAGTGGGTCGGATATTTCAACGAGCGACATAAAGAACCAAAATATTAATAAGGGAATAAGATGAATATATCAGATGAAGGAATAGCTATAAGCAATCGTTTTTTTAAAGCTATAGCAATATTAAAAGAACAGAAAAAGATCAGAGGGCTTCAGACTTTCACTAGAAAACACAATTTGAACAGATGGAATGTGAACCAAGTAAAGTTTTATCCAGGTCGAAGTGTGTTAAAACCTGAATGGATTGTGTATATACATGAAGATTACGGGATTTCTGTAGAATGGATAGTACTAGGAAAAGAACCTATTTTTGATCCAAACTGGAAAGAGCATAAATAAAAAATGTGCAAGAACTTATCCTTGCACATTTTTTGATAACTTGCAACATACTATATTACAAGCAATTAATCTATAAACTGGATAAACATTCGTAATGAATAGGTCCCGGGTTCGAGTCCCGGTTTCGGCTCAAGAAGCGGTAGAATACCGCTTCTTTTTATTTTATATAGGGATATTCAGTAAATGTCTCTAAAAAATAAGATGGCATATGAAGATGATAGGGCATGACCATTTCATATGC